AAGAAAAATCCTTTCTACCAAACAGAGTTTGCAGCTTATAACTATATCAATTCTCGAATCCAAAAAATGTTGTATTCTGGTAGGAGTGTTCCCGCATTTATGTATATACAACGAATGAACTTTATAAAACTACTACCGTCAAAGGAAAATATGGCAAAGAAGTTACTTGACAGCCTGCCAGGGCGAACTTTGATATTTTGTGGTTCTATAGAGCAAGCAGAAAGATTGTGTGAACATACGCATCACTCTAAAAAGAAAAATACAACAGATTATGACGCTTTTATAGCAGGAAGAATACCTAAGCTTGCTTGTGTTAACTCGGGAGGTGTAGGTTCTACCTATAGAGGTGTAGACAATTTTATCATTGTACAAGCTGACAATAATAAGAATGGTGGTATTACCCAAAAGATAGCTAGATCTTTAGTACATCAAGAGGGTTACAAAGCTAACATTATTGTATTGGCAGTAGAAGGTACAATGGATGTAGATTGGGTTAGGAAATCACTTGAAGATTTCAATAGTAAGAAGATTAACTGGGTAAGTGCAAGGAATTATGAGTAGAGTAGTAGATATAAATCCACAAGTGTTAGAAGCTATTAGAGATAGCAGACTACCAATGGACGATACATTAGGCGTACTAATACTAATTTACCATGGTGTAAAACCAAAATATGTTCCTGTGGAGTTTGCACAGAAAGTCTTTACTACAGGAATTGTAAAGTATGACCCTGTTACAAAAACCTATGATTGGAAGTTTGGTTTGTATGAAACAGAGCAGACTTCCTATGATTGGGTGAAAGACTGGATGGATTTATTTAAGGCGGTAAATCCAGACAGAAGAGGTACTAGAGCGACTGTAGTAAGAAGATTTAAGGAGTTCTTTGCTAACAATCCTCAGTACAATGTAGAAGATGTAAATCGAGCTACAAAAGCTTACTTACAAGGGGTTACAGACCCTCAGTATTGTAAAACGTCACATAAGTTCATCAAAGACCAAGACGGTTCCAAGCTATTAGAACAGCTAGAGAAGTTAAAGGTTACTCAAAGGGAGGGTAACTCTTATAGTAGGTTTATAAAGAGAAGATGAGTTATTTTAGAGACGTAGTTTACCAAGAAATTGTAAGGAATAGTGAGAATCATGCTATGGGTTACTTTAATTGTATTCCTTTCGAGAACTTAGATGTATTAGAAGGACTTATACCAGGAGTAGAACAAGATACTTATTATATCTTAACAGCTAACTCAGGTGTAGGTAAGTCAAAATTGTGTAGATCTCTATTCATACACCAACCATGGATGTATGTTAGAAATCATCCAGAATATGACATAAAATTAGAAATCTTCTATTTCTCTTTAGAGGAAAGTAAGAAAAAGGTAGTTCTTAGTGAGATATCAAAATATCTTTACAAGACATATGGTAAGATTATCTCCATAAAACAATTGCAATCCAGAGGTCGTTACAACTTTATGGATAAAGAGACATTAGAACAGATCTCAGAGGCAGAGGATTATGTAAATGCTTTCTTAGAAACAGTGCGTATTATTGATAACGTAAGGTCTCCTACAGCTATTTTCGAGTACATGAGAAATCATGCTGCGGAGATAGGAATATTCTACGATAGGTTTGGCAGACCTTTATCAGATGAGGACCAAAAGCTTATAAAGAAAGGTGATCCAAAAACCTTAAGCAAAATTGGTGGTTATCGCAAGAAACATCCTAAACATTACGTTATCGTCATCACAGACCATGTATCTTTATTATCTCCTGAAACAGTGGGAGGAAAGACTTTAACTCAATGGCAAACTATATCAAAGTTTTCTAATGAGTATTGTATCTCACTGAGAGATAAGTACGGTTTTACAGTAGTAAATGTTCAGCAACAAGCATCTGCTAAAGAACAAGTAGAGTACAACTATAAGGGACAAACTATCCAAGAAAAACTGGAACCTTCTCTAGATGGGTTAGGTGATAATAAGACAACTCAACGAGATGCCAACATCATCTTAGGGTTATTTTCACCTTTCAGATATGGTATAGAAGAACATGGTGGTTATGATATCTTATTTTGGAGAAACTATTATAGATCCCTAAGTATACTTAAGGATAGAGATGGTTCTTCAGATGGAGTAGTACCAATGTATTTTAATGGAGCTGTAGATGAGTTTAAAGAGTTACCCGATATGGGTGACGCAGCCGCATTAGGAAGTCTAATGCGTGAAGTCAATAATATTAGAAGAGAGAGAGGAGAACATGGCTAATTCAATAGCAATTGTAGGAGATTCAGGAAGTGGAAAGTCTACTTCTATGGCACAAATGCCAGAGTTAGGTATCATAGGATTAAACCCTAACGAAACGTTTATTATCAACGTAAAAGATAAGCCACTACCGTTTAAAGGTTGGAAAGCTAAGTATAAACCTGTACCTAAGTCAGGGCCACCTTCAGAAGGTAATTACTTAGCTGCAACAGATCCGGATTTGTTAGTGAAAGTTATTAAGTACATTGGTGCAAACCGACCAGACATCAAGAATGTAGTTTTAGATGATGGGCAGTATGTAATGGCAGAAGAGTTTATGGAAAATGCTCTTAAGACAGGTTTTGACAAGTTTAACAAACTTGCTAAACACATGTTTGATATTATCAACGCAGGTATTTCGTTACCTTCTGATAAGAATTTTATATTATTAACTCACTCGGATGAGTCTGAGGGAGCTCTAAAGATGAAGACTATCGGAAAGTTGTTAGATGAGAAGATTGTATTAGCAGGATTGTTTACTTATGTTTTATATACAGTAGTGAAGAATACACCAGCAGGTGTAGAGTATAGATTCGCTACTAATAGAACGCAAAACGATGCTTTTGTACAAGTTCCAGCTAAGACACCTATCGGTGTATTTGAGGACATTCTTATTCCTAACGACTTAGGATTTGTATTACAGAAAATTGCTGAATACGATTTAGCAGAATAATAATAATAATAAAAACTAAAAGACATGGCACATTCAGAAAAACCAAGAATTACTGTTTCAGAAATTAGAAGATTATCATCAGAAGAAGGTTGGGAAGACCAACAAATTGCAGAATACTTTGGAATAAAGGCAATCGATATTACTAGAGTAAGATCTGCTAAAGGTATTATCAAAAAGAAAGTTTTTAAGCCAAGATTTATCCTAGTAGATGACGAAGAGGAGGCAGGAGTACAAACAGAAGGGGCCAATGTAGAAACTCCAATGGAAGTTACTGCGGTAGAGCCAGTATCTATGGAAACTGTAGAATCTGTAGAAACACAGGTTGAAGATACAGCCGAACAAGAGGAACGTGTAATTATAGAGGAACAAACAGTAGTTGCAGAAACTACATCAGAGGAAGATTCTCTATCTACTGGATGGTAATTCCAGAACAAAAACTTTTTTTAGGTAAAATAAATTAATATATTCGCAACAAGAAAAACAAAAAATTATGTCATACGGATTTGTAAACACAGAAGATTTAGAACAAGGACAAGGAGGAGGTACTAAACCAACAGCTTATGTAGGGTTAAACCAAGGTGTATTCTTAACAGGATTTGCTTTTAATGATAAAGCTGGTAAAGGTGGTACTGATGGTGAGGCTGTTGATGTAGCTATCACATTCCCTGAAAGAGAAAGACCTTTTACTAATCGTTATTTCCCGATTACTAAGGCTTATGATAAGGATAACAATGAGGTTACTGATCCAGAAGCAGAAGACTTCAAGATTGCTGTAGCTCAAGTAAATGGTACTCTTATCGATATTGCTTGTGCAATTGCAGGTAGAGATACTGTAGAGACAGCATTAAAATCTAATGCTCCTAAATCTTTCAAAGAGTTTGCTCAGTTATTAGAGAGAGTTATTAAGTCTGTTCCTAATTGGGATAAGAAACCAGTAGATGTTTTCTTACAATACCAATACAATATCCAAGGGGATAATGAGAGAACATTCTTAGAACTACCTAGTGCAAAATCTATTAAACATGGTAGATGGATTATTCCTGCAGTGAATGCAGAGTTCTTCCTTAACAAAGAAGATAAGAAAGTTTCTTACATCACTTCTGAAGGAACTCCACACCCATTCTCACGTTCTGAGTGGTTCAAGAATAGTAACTTCTTTAAGCCACAAGTCTTAGCTAAAGAGGAGGGTGATACTTACGGTTCAGAAGGAGAAACTAAATCAGAAGGTTGGTAGTATAAACTATGTACGGTCAAGAAAACATATTTAGAGTACGTCCAGAAGATATCCTCGCTGTAACAAGCGAGGAATCTATCTTCAAAATAGTACTAGAAGATGTAGTTCTTGATAAAGTCAAAAAGTATACAGCACCTTATCGAGATGATAGTATACCAAAATGCTATTTCGAAAGAGGTAGAAACGGAGCTCTACACTTTGTGGACTTTGCAGATACAGTTATAAGAAAAGACTGTTTCGGTTTTATAGGAGCCTGTTATAACTTAGATTTTATCGAGACACTATATTTCATAGATAAGAAGTTAAATCTAGGTATATCTAAGGGTAACACCACAGCAACAGACATTCCTATAGTAGTAAAGTCTACTAAAAAATATTCTCCAACAAAAAATAAAACATCCATAGACATAGCACCTAGGGAGTTTCAGAAGAGGGATAGAGACTTCTGGTGGTCCTACGGGATTAGCAGACTGAATCTGACTTCCGATGGTGTTATGCCTATTAGTTGTTACAGGCTAACGAACAAAGATGGTAAGAAATTTACCTTTTCCCCTAATGACATATGCTATGCATATACTGAGTTTGATAATAGTAGAAAGAAAATCTACCGCCCCACGGGCAGTCCGATTGAGAAGTGGTTAACAACCTGCAATCAGGACGACATTGGAGGGATTAGGCATATAGATTACTCTTGTGACTACCTTGTAATAACAAAATCATATAAGGATTATAGAGTATTGAAGAATGAGGGTGCTAACGTCATATGGTTTCAGAATGAGGGTATGATACCAAGTGTAGATACTCTTAACAGACACAAGATACTACTTTTCAAAAAAATCTACATTTGGTTTGACAATGATCCTCCGGGAATAGCTGGTGCTATGAAAGTGAAAGAATATTTACAGTCCCTAGAACATAGGGATATAGAACTTATCATTATTCCTGCACCCTATCTTAGAAATCATGGTGTAAAAGATCCTTCAGACTTTAGGAAATATGATTCCAAAAAATTCACAAATTTTATTCATACAAAAATTTCACAACTATGCGTACAATCAAAGTAAAATCAACTCAAGGAAAAAGAACTGGATCTTTCACTTCTAACGCTACTACTTTTGGGCAGTTAAAAGAGGAGTTATTAGCTAACGGATTCTCGTACTCTGATAGCTTACAAGTATCAGTTCAGTCTACACAATCAGCGTTATTGACAGATGATTCTGTAGTTCCTGCAGGAGATCAGACTATTTTCATGTATCCTAAAGAAACTAAATCTGGATGGGTTCCATCTGGATTTGGTGATGCCTTAGAGGAAGAAGAAATTGATGTGGATGAGTTAATCGAGCGTAAGAAAGAACTTACACAAGAATTAGCTGAAATCCAAAGCAAATTAGACTATGCCTTATTCGCAGGTAAAGTGTCAGAAACACCTCAAGCTAGCGTAGAATATGACGAAGACGATATCGCTTTCGCTAAATTCTTAGCAGCACAAGGAAGATAGAATAACTTAGAGGGTAGCCATTTGGTTACCCTCTTTATTTTTTAGTATTATGGCGGAAAAAAGCTTAGAAGAAATTATAAAGAGTGCAGAAAAATCTGCTTTTGTAAAGAATTATAAGAACCTAGAAGCCCTATGTTGGGATGGTAAGTTAAGAATAGGTGGAGACACTGTTAGAGAAGAATCTCTAAAAAACTTTAGAGAGTTTATCCAAGAAGTAGTGGAAATTTACGGAGATGATTGGGATCTAACAACGAGTGTAAGTAGTGGCATACTTAACATCTCTAGCATTCTAATACACTTCCCTAAATTTGATATCACTAATAGTATAGGAAATTCTCATGAGATTGTAGATTTCTACCTAAAGTTACAACTTTACTTAGATGCTGATATGTTACAAATAGGTTCTTTTAGTGGTGGTAGAGGTTCTTTAACACTTAAAGAGTACAGTTGTGGTTATCTACATAGCCACTCTAGAAAAGTAAATCCAGGTAAAGCACCAGAGGGTATTGTATGGAGTAATTTCTGTACGGGTTCAGGAGCAATAAACAAGTATCGTGAGGCATATTGCGTAAAGAATAGCTCTGAGAAAGCGATGATGCTATTGTTACAGATTCAAACTATGGTCCGTTGGGAATCTCTAGAAGGTACTCCTCACTTTAGCATGCAAGGTATTAGATATGTAGGTAGTACTGCATCAAGTGGTGGGTTAGTTCCTTTATCTGTTACAGAGACCCAATGTCAAAGTTTTTCAAGAAGAGTTTTAGAATTTATAAGAACTGGCAAACTTCCTATTACAGGTATAAAAGTGAGCATTGTGAGTGACAAGATTCTTGTAGATTTCGAAGACATCTTCATACAAACTTTGTTAAGCTTACCAGAACTAAAACCTTTCGTAGGTTGCTTATATGATGGACAAGTGTATACAGAAAATTCTTTTATAGACTATGTAAAACAACAAAACAGTGAAGTACCTTATGGTGTTAAGTATGTAGAACCTATCAAAAACACAGGGATTTACTTTAACGGAAAGGAATTATCACTAAACATTACAGATTTCACTCCAGGTGAAAAGAAAGACAAAATAGAAATAGAAAAAATATTACAAATACCAGAAAGATATGTCGACAAACTTAAAACAACAACAGCTGAAGAAATTTACAACGAACAGATTCGCTACACAATCGCTTGCAGATACGCTTAATGTGTATATTCCTGCAGATGTAAAAGCTAAGATTGCTTGGTTATGTAACAAGATCAATAAAGTAGAATGGTCAGGAATCTTAATTTACGATATTGAAGGAGATATTACAGATGCTAAGAAATGCTCTGTACACTTAAAAGATATTGTACCTATGGATAAAGGTACCTCATCTTATACTACATATAAGTTAGATCCTAAGATTATTATGGACCACTATATGAAGAGACCAGACCATGAGGATTTCCTTATTGGGCACATCCACTCTCATCATGATATGAAAACGTTCTTTAGTGGAACGGATACTGATGAGTTACATGAGAATGCACCTAACCATAATCTGTACTTATCTCTTATTGTAAACAACAATATGGATATTTCCCAATGGGCTTGTAAATTGGTATTCATGGGTGATGTTACTCCTGCACACATTAGTTTCTTAGATAAAGAAGGTGATCCTGTAAGTATAGGTTGTCCTAATAAAGAAAGAATGCTTGTAGAGTATAATTGTGTGTTACATGAACAAGCAGTTCCAGTAGAAGATACACACTTCTTAGAAGGGTGCGAAAGAATTATGCAAGTTAAAGCACCAGCCCAAGTAATTCGTACAAATAATTGGTGGACTCCCAGTAGTAGCCGAAAAAATCCAACAAGCACCCAAAACGCAAGAATCAAAGCAAAAAGAGATCTCGCAGATGAGGAACTTTACGGGTACCCTATTGACTTCTATGGTAACGATATTAGTCAAGCTATTTTCGAAGAAGAACAGTTAGAGTTAGAAGTAGATGTAGAGACTTACTTACTATTGTTATTACAAGTATCTGCAGGGTATGACAAGTATACAGATATTTGTGAATTAGCTGATGCATTAGGGAAAGACTTTCCTAATATGAAAATGGATACAGTAGAAGAGAACTTACTACTTAAGGCAAGAACAGACTACCAAATAGTATTTGGGGACGATCCTTACTTAGCAAACTTCGATGAAGTAAAAGCTGTAGCTATGGGGATGATAAATGATGCTCGTTTAGAGTGTCAATCAGAAGTAGGTTATGACCTATTAGGAGCAGTAAAAAGAGTAATTTTAGAAACAGCAAGAAGTATTAAATATGACTAAAGAGCAAGCAGGAAGATTTAAGGATGCCTTATGGTTTCCTAAAGAAGATATGGATGTAATAGTAGGAGGAGCCGGTGGTATCGGCTCTTGGCTTACTATGTTATTAGCTAGAATGGCTGTACCTAACATCTTTGTATACGATTTCGATCACTTAGAAATACATAATATGTCTGGTCAGTTGTATGGTGCTAAACATATTACAATGCCTAAAGTAGTGGCTTTAGCTGAAGTATGTGAGGAGTATACAGATACTAGAATCCATGCAATGGAGGAAAAGATCACTGAAGAATCTATGGGTACTAACTTTATGTTTGGTGCTTTCGATAATATGGAAGCTAGAAAAGCTATTTTCCATGTTTGGAAAGATTTTGTAAATGAGTGGAAGCTTGTAAAAGAACAAGTAGAAAAAGGAGATACTACTTGGGAAGAGGCTGGTATATTGCCATATGAGCCTATCTATATCGATGGTAGACTTACTATGGAACAATTACAAATCTTTTGTGTTACAATAGATAGAATAGAAGAATATGAGAGAGATCACTTGTTCGATGATTCTAGAGTACCAGAAGAAGAGTGTACCTTAAAACAATCTTCACATACAGCTGCCATGATTGGTGGACATATGGTAGGATTCTTTTCAAGTCATTTAGAA